AGATCGATGATAAGCCTTTTGCGCTCATGAAGGATGGGCGGAGCTGGCAGAAGATAAAAAAAGATAGACCAGACTTAGAGCTCCTGACAATTAGGGAAGTTATACTGGCGTATAGGTTTCTCAGAGAGAACGAGCTAGGGATATTTGAGAAGTCGGTAAAGAAAAGCTTTCCAGGCGCAGAGATGATAGACTTAGAAGGCAAATCCTTTGACGATCCAATACCATTTTGATAGGTTACAGTTGTTAGTGCAGAATATCCATTTCCGTCTGTGACTAACTTACACTGCTCGACTGCTCGGCGCTTCAATGCATTACGTTGACGCCGAGCCTTTTTTTATCCATAGATTGATTATGAAGACTTTCGTTGTTGATCTCACAGATGTTGATGAAGACGAGCTGCATGAGGAAACAGCTAACGTCTTAATGTTTATCGTTGATAGATTGCATAGCGGCGTAAACAAAGAACTTCTGGGTGTAGCTCTTAGCGAAGCAATGCGAGAGTTCCTAGAAAATCCAAACAGCTTTGATGTTCGTCATTAACGCGCTACAACACATTGGCGCGAAGCAGCGCAGACGCACGTGCGCGTAACATAACCTAGAATTATCAGCAATATTCATGTCGCTTTTGTGCAATCTGCTAGGCAGTTTTGGCTAAGTCATTGATTATATTGAATAACTCACTTAACATAATATAGATTATGCGTAATAAATGCATCCAGACCCCCCCAACTTTTCTGGCAGGGGGGCGTGTGTGTGTAGAAAAACGCAGACACGGCTGCCACCCCCACCCCCCATACCTATTGCCAAAACTGCCCATACATCCTAAAATTTAAAAAAATCGGAGCAGACATGGCAGGAAAAGCATTAAAACGTAAAATCCTCAAAGAAGTCGCTGAGAAGGGCGGAGCGGATTATATTTACGAGGTTATGGCGTCTGGCAAGACAATCACGGCCTGGGCAGCCGAGGAATGGGGATGCAGTCGGTCCTACCTCAGTAGAGCCCTCAGAGAGAACCCTGAGTATGCTCGTGCGATGGATCGTGCGTTACCTGAAGCGGCAGACGCATTAATGGAGGATGGTTTGTCTAAAGTTGACGCATTGGGCGAGGCCAGCACGCAGCAGCAGATTGCCGCAGTGCGTGAGCAGATCAACATGCGAAAGGCTTTGGCGGCTGGATGGAATAGGGATCGGTATGGAACAGGTCCGAAAACTGAGATTACGTTAAACTTGGGTGATTTACATTTAGATGCTTTGCGTAAGATTAGCTCTGAGCGCAAGGAGATCGAGGTTGAGGACATGGCTCGGCATATGAAGGTGATTGAGCATGAGTGAAGAGGCCAATCCATTTGAGGAGTTTACGCGAAAGTATGCGTATGATCCTGTCTTGTTCGTCAGAGAGGTCTTAGGGGCAGACCCATTAGAGTATCAGGCTGAGTTTTTGGAGGCTATTGCGAATGGTGAGCGTAAAATTAGCATAAGGTCTGGACACGGCACAGGAAAGTCTACGAGCGCGAGTTGGGCAATGCTATGGTATCTGCTCATGCGGTTTCCCAATAAGGTTGTCGTTACAGCCCCTACGAGTGGGCAGCTTTTTGACGCTTTGTTCGCAGAACTAAAACGGTGGATCGGAGAGCTTCCAAAGCCTGTTCAGGGTTTATTGACGGTCAAATCTGATCGTGTTGAGCTAACTGCCGCACCATCTGAAATGTTTATATCGGCTCGTACAAGCCGTGCAGAAACCCCAGAGGCTTTGGCAGGTGTTCACTCGGAAAATGTTCTTTTGGTTGTGGACGAGGCGTCTGGCGTCCCTGAGAAGGTATTTGAGGCTGCTGCTGGTTCTATGTCTGGTCATAATGCCACGACAATTCTTTTATCGAACCCTACCAGGTCAGTTGGCACGTTTTATGAGAGCCAGAACAGAATGTCAGACAGTTGGTGGACGAGGCGTTGGAGCTGCGTAGACAGTCCATTGGTGTCGGATGAGTTCGTTGATGAGATGCGTGAGCGGTATGGTGAGGAGAGCAATGCGTTTCGTATTAGGGTTTTAGGTGAGTTTCCTTTAGCTGATGATGACACGATTATACCGTTTCATTTGGTAGATGCTGCGATGAACAGGCAGATTGATATTGATAAGGATCGAGCGCCTGTCTGGTCTCTTGATCCTGCGCGGTTCGGCACAGACAGAACGGCATTTTGCAAGCGTGTGGGCTCTGTTGTGACTGAGATTAAGTCGTGGCGTGGATTGGATTTAATGCAGACAGTTGGGCGTGTGATGGCAGAGTATGAGGCTCTGGCTCCTAGTTCAAGACCGTCTGAGATACTTGTAGATAGTATTGGTATAGGTTCTGGGGTTGTGGATCGGATGAGGGAGTTGGGCGCTCCTGTTCGGGGTGTGAACGTGGCAGAGAGCCCCTCAATGGGTGGGACTTACAACAACCTCAGAACTGAATTATGGTTTAAGACAAAGGCGTGGTTGGAGGATCGGTCTTGCAAGCTGCCGAATGATGATGAGCTGTTGGCTGATCTGACAGGGATACGGTATTCGTTTACGTCTTCTGGCAAGATGGCGGCTGAGAGCAAGGATCAGATGAGGAGGCGTGGACTAAGGTCTCCTGACCTGGCAGACGCGATTTGCTTAACAATGGCCTCGGATGCGGCGATGGCACTGTCTGGCCCTATGAGTTCGTGGCGTGGTGAGCTAAGAAGGAATTTGCGTGGAATTGCGTAATGTGATATGAGTTTGTCAAACAGAGGAGAGAACTATGGCAATGTATGGTAGTAAAAAGGGATCGGGCATGAAGGGCATGAAAAAAGGTGGAATGCCTAAGTTTAAACCTTGCAGGGGTTGCCCTAACCCAAAAGAGTGCGCGAGAGCAGGGCGTTGTAAAGCTAAAACTAAGATGCGCTAATGCGAAAGTTTAAGAAGGTATCCAAGACTAAGTCTGGTGTACCTAAGAAATATTTATCTGGTGCGAAGAATAAGAGCGCCAAAGAGAAAGAGATATTAGAAACAAAGCGCAGGTATAAAGCTGGGCTGCCTATTGATATTAAGAAAGTGAGTAAGAGCCGTGCCAAGCAAGCCAAAAAGAAAACCTCTAAGCGATAGCGTAAAGGCTACGCTGCGTAAGAAGGCAGCAGGTACAAGATTTACGCCTAGCCAGTTAGAGGCTGTATATCGGCGTGGTCAGGGTGCTTACTTATCGAGTGGGTCTAAGAATGTTCCAATGAGCGCCTGGGCTATGGGTAGGGTTAACAGTTTTGTTAGTGGGAAGGGCGGCGCTCGTAAAGCTGACCGAGACATTATGAAAGGAAAAAGCAGTGCCAAAACCAAAAGGAAGTAAGACATATTCTGCCAAGCAGAAGAAGCTTGCGGCAGTTGCAAAGCCTCGTAATAAAATAACAGGTGCTGATTTGCGTGCACTGTCTAAGAAGAAGAAAAAGAAGTAATGGCAAGAAGCAGAGCAGAAAAGATTGCTGCGGCAAAGAAGAGGCACGGCTTTACGGCTATTAATAAGCCTCGTCGTGGTGGTCCTAAGAAGTTTGAAGTTTTGGCAGTTGAAGGCGATCAGGTAAAGAAAATAAATTTTGGCGATCCCAAGATGAGCATAAAGAAAGACCAGCCAAAGCGTAAGAAGTCGTATTGCGCTCGATCTGGCGGCATTAAGGGTAAGTCAAGCAAACTGTCGGCTAATTACTGGTCTCGTAAGGCGTGGGATTGTTAGATGGATAGTTTTGAGCTTCGTAAATATTATGTTGATTTAACTGGAGATGCAGAGAATGCATTTGCTGTCAGAGAAGATGGCCCAGAAGGATATAAATATTCTGATAATACAATAAGAAGAGCCATTGATGCGTTTAATAATCAGTATTATGAGTATGACAGAAATAGGGCTGTAGGGTTGTTTGATAAGTTTGGGCCGAGAGCAGGGTCTGCTTTGGCTAATATTCCATCAACTTCTCCTGCTCGATCTTTTGATATTGTTAAAAAAGAAATAGATGAGTTTGCACATTTTATGAGAGAAGACGAGCCTAAAGAACAAATGATGGCTTTAGGTAGAGGCTTGTTACAGTATGCACAGCCAAACCCAGTTGCTAGAGTAGGTGCACTGTTGGGCGCTTTTGATTATTTACGAGGGAACCGTTAAATGGCACTTACAACCTATGACGAACTAAAATCAAGCATTGCGGATTTTCTAAACCGCGATGATTTAACATCAGTCATACCTGATTTTATTACAATGGCTGAGAGTGATTTAAATATGAACTTGCGGCATTGGCGTCAGGAGGAGCGTGCGATTGCGCCGATTGACAGTCAGTTCAGTGCTATTCCTGCTGACTTTCTTGAGATTATTAGCTTTCACATTAGTTCTGGTGACTTTCGTGCATTGGAGTTGATTAGTAAGGC